ACCTCAACCGGTACGCTATCAAGTCTTACTGTATCAGGTAAAACTAGTATGACTTCTACTAGCAATGCACTTGAAATAGGAGGTTATACTCAAATTGGTGGCGCAAGTAGTGCAGTGGGTATCAGATTTACCGGCGGCGGCACATTATATGGTTTGGCCCTGCAGCCAACAGTTGACGTTACTAACCTAATGACGTTCTTCAATGCTGCAAGCACCCCGGTTGGCTCCATCACACAAACAGCAAGTAATGTTACTTTCAATGGATTGGTTGCGGGCGCTAATGTAACGGGTACTGTATCAAGTGCCACTAGTGCAACTACTGCCGGTACTGTGACAACAGCAGCCCAACCTAATATCACGAGTGTTGGTACACTCACCTCATTAAATGTAAGCGGCGCGCTAACTACAACGAACATCACTGCTGGTGCAAACACTACAGCCGGCACAATTACAGGTAACTGGACACTGACTAGTGGTTCCAGACTGCAAGCTACCTACGCTGACCTTGCAGAATACTATGAAGCCGATGACATTTATACTCCGGGTACCGTATTAATGTTCGGGGGCGAAAAGGAAGTCTCTCTAGCAGAAGACGAAACTAACAGAGTAGCCGGTGTCGTATCTACCAACCCAGCCTATGTAATGAACTCTACATGTCCAGGATTATTAACTGCAATTGCGCTACAGGGTCGTGTACCATGTAAAGTTCGCGGAAAGATTACTAAGGGTGATATGCTTGTTTCAGCCGGCAGTGGCTTCGCAAAATCAAATATGTCCCCGTCAATCGGTACAGTTATTGGTAAAGCATTACAAGACTTTGATGGTCATGAGGGCATAATTGAGGTCGCAGTAGGTAGACTATAATGGCAACTATTACTATCACCGTTCAAAGCTTATTGAACGCGGGACAGTTTGATGAGTATACAGTCAGTGATGGTATTACCGTTGCCACATTAAAATCTACCATTGACACTGCGACCGGTACTGATTCAACTTGGTATAATGTCAATTTTAATGAAGAAGTGTTAGATGATGCCAACACTCTTGTTAGTTATAATATCATAGATGGTTCTGTTTTAGGCACTGGTAATTTAATAGGCAGACTCCCTACATTACAGGACAGACAACTTGCTAAATTAGATTTGGCAACACTAGACAGAACACAAGATGGCAATCCATATAATGTTTACGATATTACAGAATTGCCCTCACAGTATATAGGAAACGTTTCTACTCCTAACCCACACCCATTGGGACTACTTGAAGGTAGACCCTGGGCTCCTTAATTTTTCGCAATAAAGATAAATACATTACACGTTCTCAACAAGTGAGAACGTTTATGCAGAACCCACTGCGTAGCGGCTAGAACCCGCAACTATAAGGAGAAAACAAATGGGTCGTCCACTAAAGATTGCCAAAGCACAGGCAGTCATCACAATCACAAACACAACCAACTCTACTGATTTAGTTACAACCAATGCAAACTTCACTAATCTTGGTATTATTGCAGGTATGCCCTTCGTAACTGCAACTAACATCGGTGGCCTAGTAGCTGGTACATTGTACTGGATTCTTAAGGTAGTGAACGCTGGCAACAACAGCACATTCACTGTTTCTGAAACTCCACTTAATGCTAACCCAACCAGTACTCCAAAAGACTTGTCAACCGCATCAGGCACAGTTTCAACAACTGTTGCTCCTGTTGATATGTATTTCAACAATCCACTTGGTCCACAATGGCCAGCAACAAACGCAAACACTTACTCAGTAGTTGGTGGTAACACTGCACTATTCGGTAAGCAAGTACTTTGCAATGTTGCTATTGGTCAGAATGGAGAAGGTACTCTATATGCATCTGATTCAAGCAACGTAGTAGGTGGCTTAGGTACTGACTTAGGCAACGTTGCAGCAGGTTCAGTAATTCAGTATGTTGCTGCTAACGGTCAACCAGTAACCCTAGGTTATGTTGACACTGCAACCGGTCTTGCAAACATTGAAATTTCAAATGCAACCGCAACTGGCAACTTCTTGACTACTGTAGGAAACGCACAGACATTGACTGCAAATCTTCCAGTCGTGCTAACTGCTGATATCGGTGGCTTAAGTGCCGGAACTACTTACTTTGTTAAGGCAATTCCTAACGCATCTGCATTCACCGTGTCATTGGCACCAGGCGGAGCAAATGTTGGATTGTCTAACGAAGATGCAGAATCATATGCACTTCAGGATACTACACTTCTCGTAAATGATGCAAGTGCAAATCTTTCTGGAGCAGCATATATCTATGCAACCCCGGAAGCAGGTTACATTGTTCGTCAAAAGGGCAAGCAAAAGTATCTCGTTACAGGAACAACCACTGGTCTAACCGGTGCTTGCTTCACTGCTAACGTTGCTAATGCTGCATTGACTCCAAACACAATGACAATCACTGCAACTTATGCTAACAGTGCAACTGTTAAGGTTCAGAGCTTGAGCGATCACACTGCTGAATTGTTCACTGCAACCTCAGGTCCAGTTGCAACAGGTAACATTGTATTGCAGAATGCTAACCCGGCATTCTCAACCTTCAATGCTGCCGCTGCTGCAAACGTAGCAAATGCACAGCCTTACCCAATTGTACAAATTGGCAACGCATAAGGAATAAACGATGGCTCAGACTAGTACGGTTCAAAAACTTAAGCAGACTGAGACCGAAATTGCGGTCCTTCAGGTTCAGTATACTCATTTAAACGAAAAAGTAGATGATTTAAAAGCTGACCTGAAGGACTTCCGCGATCACATTGACACTCATATGGCAAACATTAACACCGCCATTGAAAATGCTAAAACTCATTTTGAAGAAACACTCACCACTTTACAAGAAGAAAACAAAACTCAGCACGGTGAACTTGAAAAGAAAGTAACTGCTCTAGAAAAGTGGCGCTGGATGATGATGGGTGCAGGCATTTTAGCAGGCGCATTGGGCTGGCCTGTTATATCCAAAATGCTTGGTATGTAATCAAGTAAGACTATTCAACTTTTCAATTACAATATCAATATTCACTGTAGAAAACAATCCGGGGTGTAATGGCTTTGGATATTGCCCTGAGCGCACCCAAGCATACCCGCAGTGTTCGTTATTCAGTATAGGAATGAATTCATTTTCTACCTGACAGAAGAACGTATGATATGTGAAGCTACCATTTGTGAACTTTTGTATAGGAATTAGTTTCATTCCAGGATCAATAAAACCCATTTCTTCCATACATTCTCGTTTGACACCATCTGCTAATGTCTCATCAACTTCAATACCTCCTCCAGGAATGCTCCATGTAGGGTTCTGCTTGTCGGTACGTAGTAAATATAAAAAGCTGTTAGTTGATTGACTGTAGAAGAATACGCCGGCTGCTTGTTTTGTCATATTAAATTACAATACTATAGTCGCCTTCATTGTACCAGCCTTCATACGATTTGACCCACATGCCTTCTTGCGGTACATATCTATATTGTATGCTTGTAGTTAGATTAGTCACAAACTCTACTGTAGTGGCTTCTTCTGCGGAAAACACTACTTCCCACTCTCCGCTAGTTGAATTGTATTCAATAATATCATTGGCTTGAGCAACTAAATTGCCCCACGCAGTAGTTTCGTCGCCCTCAAACCCAATATCTTCAACTATTAAATATCTAACATTTGGCCACGGCCCCGGCAATCCAGCATTAGGACCGGTCAACTGGGGATTAATAATAGCATTGATTGGATCAAGCGTATTTTGCGGTAGAGTATCTGGGTCAATATTATAGATTAAGAATCTATCATCAACTGGATTAGGAACAATTGTGCCTACAATATCATCTTCCATATATGGATTTTGTAACCATATTTGACTAATACCGGGTTTAATTGCCCCATAGACGTTTAACAAACTTGTCCAATATAAATCTGTATTTGGATTTACCGGTTGCTCTAATGAACTATTAGGCGGGTAAAATGCAGTGGCTTGAGGCAATAATTGTAATTGATTGCCTAACAGCAATACTTTGTATCCATATGGACTAATCTTTTGTCTAGTACCCAATAATAAATCTTCATCTTGAATATCGTCCAGCGCAGATCCTTTGAAAATACTAGCAATGACTTTGTGGATGACTCCCATCTTCTTGAGCTTACTGGCAGTAGTTAGCCATATGGGCATGTAGAACTTCCAAGTTAGTATGTCTATTGGATTTCCAGTGCCTTGTGGGATTTGTCTACTAGTAAAAGTTAATCCGTCTTGGAATACTGCACTCAGAGAAGTCCAGTCAACAAAGTTATCAGTACTTTGAAGTTCTAATGCTGGGTTGAATAATGTTCCCAACTGTTCAATAATTTCTAACTTCTGTTGATAATTTGTAGTCCAAAAATCAACAGTAATACGCAACGTATATGGAACTGGCATCAATCTTTCAACTGTAAATGCTTGACCTTGCGTAGTTTCATAACTCTGAGTTTCGGGATTATATGCTCGTTGTCTAACATTTACTTTATCAACAAACGTAGGCTCTTGCGTCCACTTTTGATTATACTCTAGTCCGCTGATATAATATGTAATCAACGGAGCACTTGGTAAATTGCTTGCCGAGTTATTAGCAATAATCGTTGATGCTTGTCTAGAGCTATCTCCATACATAATTGGCACACGAACAAGAATATCATTTCCGTTTGGATCCTTGCCCTTAGTAACATACCAGTTACTAAAGATTTTAGCAAACTGAATTAAGAACCTTCTTATCTGATTGTCGTAAAAATACTGTGCCATCTATTATACTTCCGGGGGTATTGGGTCAAGAGCAGGCCGCAACACAGACGACAGTGGTTGTGCTTCGGGTACAACTTCTCCCGCATTATTTAGATAGATTTCGCCCTGGTTGTTAATAAAGCCTGACAACAATGAAGTGTCTTCCGCAGTAAATCCAGTATCAGTTCTTACATTTTCACTTATACGAATCCATAATTTACCGTCCCAACGATATAATAACTGCGGCATATAGTCAATGCGTAAGAAATAGTCACCCACTTGTGGATTCTGTGGGAAACTTATTCCAGCTCCGACGGGGAATCCATTTGGTGCAGTACCGTCACCGGTCATGTATCCTGCACTATAACCGAACGTTCTAGGACTTGACCTAGTGATATATTGGAATCTAGGATCGCAGTCTGCACGATAATCCATCTGCTGAGTGATATCACCTGTAAAGCCAGGCTGCGTCGGGTCTTGGTCAGCCGTTGAGTAAGTGTTATCAGCAGTACCATATGGACCAGTAATAATTCCTAATGATTGCACTGCTAATGACTTAGTAGTTTCTACTGATCCGGATCCGCTTTCGGTGCGAACAGGAGCTTCTTCTACCATATTCAAGCTAGCTTGAACAAACTTGTCTAGCTTGTCCTCTATATCCATGTCAGCAGTCATATCCCAAATGCTAGTTAATACTTCTTTTTTAATCTTTATACCAACACTAGGATTCTTATATTTTTGACTACGCATAAACACCACAGTTCCTTCTACTGGAATTGCAGTTCCGGTATTGCTTGAAGTGATAACATCAACAGGCGGGGCAGGCTGGTTGGTCTTATCTGACAATACATTGTTAGACTCGTATCTTCCATATGTAGGTACTACATATAGCTTACTCGTATCATAACCTGCTTTAGGAACGATTCGCTTGGCTTCTTCAAGCTGTGCATTATTGATTGCTATATTCTTGTTATAGGTTGACAGAATATCAGCAAGGTTGCCGTTCTCAATCTCTTTCCAATATGTTGGATTAGGTGGTGTGACACCCGCCGGGACCTCAATGATAGATTCATAGAGCTTATCACCAAAGTTAATTGTGTAGCCCGGCGGATATGTTTTATCCTTATCCCAATTGCCAAGATAGTTGTCTTGATTGATTGGTTCTTTAAGAATGTCACTAAACTCTTGGCTGTTGACAAGAGGTTCGCATTTGATACGCCATAGATGAGGATACCAAGTTTGCGTAAAGCCTTCACTCGCATAGTTTGCATCGGTGATTTGATAGAATCGCTTCAATGCAACAGGAATAGTCTCATTAAGAGGATTATAGTCTAGCAAGTGCGGTAGTTCCAGTACGTCACCGACCATAAGTTTTCTACCTACAATGTCTATCATATCATTGTAGTGGACAGTGATAAAGATTATATCATTATTCAGGAACAAACCAAATTGGCTTAAGTCAAAGTCTAGATTCTGAACATTCCCTAGATATTTGTGAATATATAGGTCTGTTCCACCCACGGTCAATTGTTCAGATATCGTTCTGTCTAAGAATCGATAATCGTTCTGTTTGTTCGGACGGTATAAACTAAGCTTTGGCATATCTTTATTTATCGAAAAAAAAGGTTGACACGGGTTACCCAAAATGCTATAACAAGACTATAGCAAGGAGATTGTAACATGGCTCAGCAGCAGATGATTAGCGAAATCATGAAGGAAATGGAACAAGATATCCGCTGTGATATTCACGGTGATATCTATGGTCACGAACGCTGGGCCGAAGAAATCTTTCGTCTTCGTGCTGAACTTCGCCGCGTTCGTGAAAAGGCGATTGAAGATAGCTGGGCCCGTAACCCTGATCGCAGCGGTGGACAGTATAGCGATAGTGAAATTCTCGATAGCTATAGGAATCGTTGGTAATGGTTGAAATCTCCCGCGCACTTGCAGCCATCGGCCTAGGTATATTGTCGATGATAATATTTTCCGTCTTTCTTGATCTTTGGAAGAGGCGTTGGTAATGACTTTTGAAGAAAAGGTATGTGCCGCGCTTCAACAGGCCTTTCCTGCATTGAATAATGGGCATTTTAAGCTCATGAAGGAAACTAATCATCCTTATTGGGAACAGGCGACCGAGTGGGTAAAGGAGAAGAGTGATGACTTTTGAAGAATGGTTTGAACAGGCTTATCCCGAAGGTTCCCTCGGTCCACGGGAAATGCGTGAACTGTGTAAGGCTGTTGCTCGTGCCGCTTGGGAAGCCTCTCGTGAAAATATTCGGTATTGGGACCTCTAACGAGTGTCACTCATTTGTGTCGGCAATTGTCTCCGTGCCATCTAGTGTAGGTTCCTTTCCCTTTACCTTTTCTATTGCAGATCGGACAATGCCATTCTTGCTGTGATGGTGCATTTGGCCCGACAAAGTGGTGGGTACCGTTTGCTATTCTTCTGTTAGCAGCTTCCCTTGCAACATCACCACCCAAAAAGTTGTGTGTCCCGTTTGCAACCCTAACTTTGTTGACTCTGCGACTTATCTCGCCTCCGAGAAAGTTATGAGTTCCGGCTGCTATCCTACCATACACCGGATTTCTATCACCCAAGAAGTTGTGAGTGCCTTCTGATATGCTTTTTTTAGCTTTAGCAGATTGTTGCCCTTCTTTTTGGAAAGGATGAGTTCCATTTGCCAGTTGCTGTCTAGCGTGTCTTCTTGCTAATTC